CATCATCGCGTCAATCAAGTAATGATTCAACATGCATGGAATTGGACCTAACGTCCGTTTGAAGTCATCCACTGATCCGCGTGGCACGTTGTAGAGATCTTCAACAAAAGCAACTGTGCTTTCGTCATACGGCGGCGGTGTGAATTCAGCGCTACAGAATGTTGCCTTGTAGCGGGCATCTTTGTCATAATAAACATTGACCTTGTGCCCCTGTAACTGATTCAAAACACTCACTGCCATATCGTACAACACCGGTACGTGCGGGTAGCACTGCTCCTCCATTCTCGCAACCCCATGCAGCCAAGCACGCAAATCCCCATGCGGCGTTAGCATTGTGTGGTGTTTGTACAATCGTCTCGCCAAGGTCGGCCCCCAATACCACCGTCCGCCGACTGGATACGGCCGATGTCCAAGGAACACCACTTCCGAGAACGAACTGCAAATTGTGACCTTATCGGCGGGAGCGTCAAAACCAAATGTCCCGATTGCATTTTCAATGGACGTTTTGTCAACCAGAGTCACTCGCCGCACTCCGTTGATCCACGTTACAATGGGAAGTGCAACCACAGAATCGTCACCGGATGCGCCAATATAAACCAGTTCAATTGCAGTCTTGCATTCTGCGAGCGTAATTTGGTTTACAGGCGTGTGAAAGATGAGGTGCGCACAAGTGACGATTAATGCCGCGATGCTGTTGACAATATTAACCAACGAAGTGTCCGGCCGTCCGGATCCGTTCATTGGTTTTGGCGCTTTGTATTTAACTTTTCCTGCCTGCCCGGATGGGATCCGCAACCGCCGTAACAAGTCCGCAAGCTCAGGAGAGAAGTCAACCAACATCTTGTAAACGTCTTCCGCAAAATCGAATGAGATGTCTGAGTGTGTGCAGTCAAACATTTTGTAATCAATACACAAAAAGACATAGCCGTTCAACCCCGATAGCGTGTGTAGCCATTCGTTCATCATTGGCGGGGTTGCGCATCCTGCGTAGAAAATGTGCGATGTGTGGACAAAAACGGTTTCAATTTGGTGCAGACAAGTTTTAAGAACCGGTCCGAGGAGCACATGTACCCAGTCTGGCGGCGCTTGAATTGCCCTGGGCTTGAAATCCGTAATTGGGTTGAAATCTCCGTCAACAAATTCCACTGCACATGACTTCTCCATTTTCACAAAAAGCTTCCATTTTGGATTCGCGAAGTCTTCAGGGATGGCGGTTTTGAGCTCTTCGATTGTTTTTAACATGTCTTCTTTTCTTCGGACTGTTTGCACCCAGTCAAGCGTTGCCATCGCTGTGACTTGGTTGGTAAATAAAAACAAATGCCGGTAGACTTGCTGTGCCAAATTAAATGAGCTCTGTTGAGGTTGTTTCCTGGGCATTCGTCCGATTCTACAACAGATAGCCTTGACCGTTACAGACATTCCCTTTCCGGCCGTCCAAATTGGGGCACGCCCAAACCCATAACCGACGAGGACTGCGGTTTTTGTTTCAGTAAACTCGCGTGGGTCATCCATCATCGCTGCAACCGTTGGTGCTTTCCGTCCAAAAATATCTGTTAATGGGAATAGTTGCATGTTGGGCAGAGGTAAGTCGCGTGTTGTTGTGACATAGGGTCCGATGCTCAATCCTGTCTCTGTTGCGTAACCTTCCATTGCCAACCGCATCTCACCACATTCAAATCCGGGAACGCGTCGGTCATACACTACCAAATTGTGGTGCTGGCAAATCCTGTGCACAAATCGGCCGTTGCTGCCCTTCTCCCCGCGGTATTGCAAATCACAAAATAAACACGGTTTGTTTGGCCCGTTTAGTGGTTTTCCAACAGGGAATACGCCGCGCTGCATCGCGCCGGGGTACGTTTCACCAATTGCGGCTATTTGACGCACCATTGCATCCAGTGCACGCGGCATAATAGGGTCTTGAAAGTTGTTCCGTGCGGCAACAGATGATATGATTTGCCGGATCTGCCGTTGATTTGATGTGCCTGCTAACACGGCTCTGCGATATGCCTGCTCACAATCGGTGATTGGATTCATGCCGAGAATTCGTATCTCAGGATCAGCGAGTTGTTCTCCAACGAAATCGAGCAGACCCAACTTTTCCAAAGACCATGTGGTGGTATGTACACTCGTCTCGCTCCAAGTGTTCAGTGCAAGCGAATCCCCGGTGAAGAACACGCGCGGTTGATGAATGTGTGTCGTGACAAACCTGGCAATGCGCCCAAATAGCCCAGTTCGCCGCGCGATGTAAATGAACACGCTCGCTGCAATAAAGTATTTCCGTCTCCACGCGAAACTCATGCAGATGTTGGCAAGTGAGCGACGGGGCCAATAGAAGTCGCGAAACTCCTGCACGGTACACCATTTTTCCGTTAAGTGCTTGTAAATCGGGTAATAGCACTTCCGAAACAATCGCACAGCGAGTGGTGGTGTTGCAGTTTCATCAGTTCCATACCCACACATCACAGCGATGCCATTTCGTGTCAGGAACTTTGCTTTGAATGCATGCTGCGGGGCCGTCACTTTTTCCGCTCGTTTTTCCATTGTCTTTTGGTAGGCGCGGAGGGTTTTTGCGAATTTCTCCCATATCGGGCGGTCGTGATGATGAACGCAATCGTAAATGAACCGCAACAGTCCTT